GAGACGATTACACGGATGGAACAATAAGAATACCAATCGAGTCACCGCCTCAATAATTAGGAGATTTTTTATGGCAATAACATCGGCAATTTGTAACAGTTTTAAAACAGAAGTTTTACAAGGCATACATAATTTTACAGCATCGTCTGGAAACACTTTTAACATAGCTTTATACACAAGCTCTGCAACTTTAAATAAATCAACAACAGCTTATAGTACATCAAACGAAATATCGAACACATCAGGTTCAGCTTATCAGCCAAAAGGAAAAGCACTTACAAGCATAACTCCGGTTTTATCTACGGATACTGCATGTTGTGACTTTACTGATATTTCTTGGACATCAGCTTCTTTTACAGCTAACGGTTGTTTAATTTTTAACGATTCAGCTACAGGTGATCCAGCAGTTTGTGCAATCGCATTTGGTTCAGACAAAACTGTAACAAGCGGAACTTTTACAATTCAATTTCCAACAGCTGACGCATCTAACGCAATAATTCGTATAGCATAGGGAGGAAATCCTTATGGCCAACACTTGGAACGAGTCAGGCACAACCTGGGGCACTAATCGTTGGGGAACCACTGATGCTTTTGCATTAGGTTGGGGTGCTCAATCTTGGGGTGATTCTGAATGGGGAGAACTTAACGACGTTACTCTTACACTTACTGGAGTTTCTTCCACTTCATCAATAGGTTCACCTACAATTACTACAGAAATAAATACAGGATGGGGACAAGACGGTTGGGGTGTCGAAAACTGGGGACAATCAGGTTTAGTCGTAGCACTTACTGGTGTTGAAGCAACTACAGGTATCGGAGAAGACGTTAGTTGGGGTAAACAAACTTGGGGATCTGCAACAACTGGTTGGGGTGGAGAATATTATTTAAATGTTGCAAGCGTACTGGGTTTAACTGGAGTGTCTGCAACGTCATCAGTTGGATCACCAACAGCTATTTCTGATGCTACGTTTAGTTTAACAGGTCAAAGTGCGACTTCATCGGTTGGTTCTTTAGATCCTGCTGATCAGACAATGGGTTTAACTGGATTAGGTTCTACAGCTTCTGTAGGTGCAATTACACCAGCAGATGTAATGGGACTAAGCGGTTTATCGGCAACAGTATCATTAGGCACAATTGAAACTTCTACAAATCCAATTATTGATTTAACAGGTCTTTCTATGACGTCTTCTGTAGGAGCAATAACTCCAGCAGATGTTATGGGATTAACAGGATTAGCTGCAACTTCTTCAGTTGGTTCAATATCACCAGCAGATGTTATGGGATTGACAGGGGTTTCAGCAACTGCTAGTGTTGGTAATGTAGCACCACTAGGATATGAAGCTATTACAGGCACACAAAGTGCTGGATATAGTTCAGTTACAGCAACACAAACTGCTAACTATACCGCAGTAAATGCAGACAATTAAAATATATGTTATTGACATTAAGTATAAAACAAATTAAAAAAAGATACTAATTAGGAGTACAAAATTATGGCATCAACTTATACGGCTCTCGGTGTAGAATTAATGGCAACTGGTGAAAACGCCGGTACATGGGGAACAAAAACTAACACCAATTTAAATATTATCGAACAAATTTCTGGTGGATATACTGCACAATCAATTGCAGGTGGAGCTCAAACAACTGCATTAACAGTTTCTGATGGATCAACTGGTGCTACCATGTCTCATAGAATGATTGAGTTTACAGGTTCAATTACTGGAAACCAAATTGTAACAATTCCTTTAGATGCACAAACTTTTTATTTTTTAAGAAATTCAACATCAGGTGCTTACACAGTACAATTTAAATATGCATCAGGTTCTGGTGATACATTTACTTTTTCTGCAACAGATAAAGGTGATCAACTTGTATTTGCTACAGCAGACGATGGAACTAACCCTGATATTTATACATTAAATTTTGGTGATGTAACTCTTGATGGAACACAAACTTTAACAAACAAAACTTTAACTAGTCCTAAAATTGGAACTGCAATTTTAGATACAGGTGGAAATGAACTAATTAATCTTACTGCAACAGGATCAGCTGTTAATGAAATTACATTAGCAAATGCTGCTACAGGTAATGCACCTACTATTACTGCTTCTGGTGAAACTAACGTAAGTCTTAACCTTGTTCCAAAAGGAACAGGTACATTACAAGGTAATGGTTCTGCTATAAAAATAGCAGGAAAAGAAACTATATGGGTTCCGTCTGCAGCAATGTATGCTTCAACTACTAATGGAGCTGATGCAGAACAAGTTGAAACAACAGCAACAAGACCAGATATGAAAGTATTTGATTTTGATGCTAGTACACAACAATACACACAATTTACAATAGCCATGCCAAAATCATGGAATGAAGGTACCTTAACTTACCAAGTTTATTGGGCACCTAGCACGACTAACACAGGAAATGCTATTTTTGGTTTACAAGGTGTTGCATGTGCAGATGGTGATACTATCGACGTTGCATATGGAACAGCTATAGAAGTTACAGACGCTGGTATAGGAACAGTTGAAGACCAACAAATTACAAGTGAAAGTAGTGCTATGACAGTTGCGGGTTCTCCTGCAGCAGGTGAACAATCTTACTTTCAATTATTTAGAAAAGCTGCAGACGGTGGAGATACATTCACTGGTGAATGTAGAGTTCTTGGTGTTAAATTATTCTTTACTACTGACGCGGCTAACGACGCATAAGGAATTTAGATATGAAAAAAATAGACACACCTTTAGTATTCGAGGGTAAAGGAAATAAAAATAAAAAATCAAGTAGAGGTAAAATGTTTGGTTACCAAGTCTTAGGATTTGGTTCTGGTGGTGGAGCTAGTCCACCAATAGATGTTGATTATTTAGTTGTGGCTGGCGGAGCGGCTGGAGGCGGCGGATCTGGCGGCGGAGGAGCTGGCGGATACAGAACATCTTTTCCAGGAGGAACTAAAATTACAATCGAATCTGGATCTACTTATACTGTAGGAGCTGCAGGAACTTGGGATGCACCAAATCAATGGGGTAACCCTGGCGGAAATTCAACTGCTGGAAATATTTCATCAACTGGAGGAGGAGCAGGAGCACCTATATCTGCAACTGGTAATCCAGACGATACTCCAACAAGAAATAATGGTGGTGGAGCAGGATCAAATGGCGGATCTGGCGGCGGCGGCGGACACAGAGCTAATTCAGGATCTACTGGAAATTTAGGAGGCTATTCACCATCAGAAGGAAATAATGGTGGCTATCCAGGTGATAATGGTTACGCTGGTGGAGGCGGCGGCGGTATCGGTGGGGTCGGAGCAAATGGAAACCAATCTGGTCCAAACTCAACTGGAGGAGCTGGTGGAGCCGGTACAACAAATAATATTACAGGATCACCCGTAGGTTATTCTGCTGGAGGCGGTGGTGGCCCTTGGCAAGTAGGACCTGCATCTGGAGGATCGCCAGGAGGTGGAAACGGAGCTCCTTATCCAAATGGAGTTGGTAGTGCAGCGTCAACTAAAGGCTCAGGCGGTGGTGCAGGAGGAGTAATTAATAACTCACCTAAAACAGCAGGAGCTGGTGGAGCCGGTCACGTTGTTTTAAAAATGCCTGCTGATCAAAGTTACACAATTGCTCCAGGATCAAATACAATAACTGATCACCCAGGTGGTGATAAAATTGCAACATTTAATGTAACGGGGACTTTAAGCTGGTAATGAGTAAAATTTTCGCACAACTAGATGATAATAATGTAGTCATTAATATATTAGAAGGTGACGATAGTGATACAGATTTAAGTATGTCTAAAAGAACTAACTCAACATGTATGACAGTCAATGAAGGAATTGGAATAGGGTATATTTGGCAATCTGAAAATAATAGATTTATTGGTCGTCAACCTTATGATGATTGGACATTAAACAATGAAACAGGAAAATGGGAAGGTCCTGTAGCAGAACCTTCATCAAGTAATTATACAGATTCAGAAAACGTAACTACAGATTTACAACCATGGGATTTATATTGGGTTTCTGATCAAGATAGATGGGAATGTATGTCTGCAAGCTTATCAGAAGACAAAATTCCTAGTGTTTTTTATTGGAACCCCTCTAATTCTACTTGGAATCTTATTTCATAACTCTAGACATATTTTATTAATAATATATAGTCTGCACATAAAGAAATGCAGTTAGAATTTGATTATTGGTGGTTTAAAGAAACATTGCCTAAATTATTATGTAAGGACATAATTAATTTTGCAAAATCTAAAAATGATTTAAGATTTGGAATTATAGAAGGTATTCAAGGCGTTAATAAAAAAAGTAAACAATTAAATAAAAAACAAAAAGAAAGAACATTTAAAACAAGAAATTCAAATATTGTTTGGTTAAACGAACCATGGATTACTAATAAAGTATTGCCTTATATAAAAGATGCAAATAAACAAGCTGGTTGGAATTTTGATTTTGAAAGTTGTGAGAGCATGCAATTTACAATATATAAAAAAGGACAATATTATAATTGGCATTCAGATTGCGGCATTAAACTAGATAAAGATGGTCAAATTAGAAAATTGTCTGCTTCTATTATATTAAATGATCCTTCTGAATTTGAAGGAGGAGAATTAGAATTTTGTCATTATACAAAACCAAATGAAAAAATAATTTTAAGCACTGAAAAACAATTAACAACCGCAGGCTCTATGGCTGTTTTTCCTTCATTTATGTTTCATAGAGTCAAACCAGTTACGAAAGGAGTAAGGTATTCATTAGTTGTATGGCTAAGAGGTTTCCCATTAAAGTAATAAAAAATTTTTTAAGTAAGGAACAACATTTATTTATAAAAGATAAATTTAATGAACTGCCTTGGTTTTTTAATTCTGAAAACTATAAAACAAAACCGGATAATAATTTTATGTTTAATCATTCATTTTTATACGATGGTGAATCAACTAGTAATTATTATGATGCTTTAATATTGCCAATTGTTTTAAAATTAAAAAGTATAGTAAAGTTTGAAAATTTATTAAGAGTTAAGGGTAATATGTATACTAATCAAAATAAGTTTATTGAACATGTTTCACATAGAGATATAGAAAACACTTCTAGTAATTATATAATTGGAGTATATCATATTAACACTTGTAATGGTTATACAAAAGTAGGAAATAAAAAAATAACGTCATTAGAAAATCAAATGATATTATTTGATAACAAAGAAAAACATTGTGGTTCTGTTCAAACAGACACACAAAGAAGAATGTTAATTAATTTTATAATACAATGAGTTTTAATAAAAAAGGATATCAATTAATTAAAAAAGTCATACCTCAAGATATGGCTAAACTAGCTAGTAATTATTTATTAGTTAAAGAACAAGTTCTTAACACTTTATTAAAAAATAAAGTTATAAGTCCTTATCAACAAGAACACGGTATAAATAACGATACACAAGTTATGGGAGCTTTCTCTATATATGGAGATGTATTAATGGATTGTTTCTTGTTAAAATTACACAAACAAATAGAAAAAATTACAGGAGAAAAACTTTTTCCAACGTATTCTTATGCACGTGTTTACAAAAACGGAAATGAGTTAAAAATACATAAAGACAGAGACGAATGTAAATTTTCAACTACTCTTAATTTAGGTGGAGATAGTTGGCCAATCTACATGGGTAGTACACCGATAACTTTAAACCCTGGTGATATGATTGTTTATAAAGGATGCGATATAAAACACTACAGAAAACCTTTTACAGGTAGTTATTGTACTCAAGTTTTTTTACATTATGTAGATGAAGAGTTTAAAAAAAATGTATTAGATGGTCGACCACATATTGGTTTATCTAGATTTAAAGGTTTAGAAGAGGAAATGAAATATGTCTACGATAACTAATTTATTTCCAACTCCTGTTTTAATTTCAGAACTAGGAAGAGATTTTACAAAAAAAGAAATTAATTTTGTAAAAAATACTTTTAATAAATGTCGCACAAATCAAGGCAATAAAATATCAATAGACCATTCTATCTTAAATAATAAAGAATTAAAAAATATTAAAAAATTTATTAATGATCAATGCAGTTATTATTTAGAAAATATAATTTGCCCTGCTAATAAAGATATTGAATTATATGTTACTATTTCTTGGTTAAACTATACTTCAATTAATGGGTATCATCATACTCATGCTCATCAAAATTCTGTTGTGTCTGGAGTTTTTTATTTTGACGTAGACGAAACAGAAGATAGTATTTCTTTTGTTAAAAATCAATATAATCAAATAGAAATTACTTCTTCAAATTTTAATTTATGGAATTCAAAAACATGGTGGTTGCCTGTTAAAAACGGCAGATTATTAATGTTTCCATCTAGTTTAAATCATGGAGTTCCAACTAAAAAAGAAAACAAGACAAGAGTAAGTTTATCTTTTAATACGTTTATTAAAGGCGAACTAGGTGATATAGATTCTACAACCTACTTGAATATTAATAAAAGTAGTATATACAAGTAAACGAAAGCTTTATGAAAAAGAACGAAAGATTGGTTAAAAATTTTTGTAAATTTGAAAACTGTGATTTTAATATGATTAGCCAGTTATTTAAAACTGGAAATTTTAAGTCTATGCATAGCAGTATGTGGAACAGTGACTATGTTTTAAATTCAACGTTTCAAATAAGAGACGTTCAAAATCATGTAATATTTCAAAAAATATATAATAAATTTAACGAGTTTTATAAGTTACCAAATCATTATTATTCTAACTTAGATATATTTTTTTCTTTTGCTCCGGGCACATCTAGCAGTACACATAAAGATAATTATAGTGTAGGAATATTAGCAGCCTATAATGATATTATAGTTAGAGTAGAAGATCAAAACTATATACTTAACCAAGGTGATTTGATTAGTATTAATGCAAATGAAACTCATCAAGTTATTGGAATAAATCCAAGAGTAATACTTTCATATGGCTATACAATTAAAGGAGAAAAATTATGAATGACAATGCAATGATAAGATTAAAAAATAAAATAAAATTTTTAGAAGAAGAAATAAAAATGCTTCAAGAATCAAAACAACAAGAAATTAATGTTAAAAATTCTGAAGTTATGCTTAATAGAGATTTACAATCACAAATAGAAACTCTAAAAATATATGTTGAAACATTAATTAAAGTTAATGATACTTTTGTAAAACAAATTTCTGAACTAAGAGTTAGACTTAAAAATATTGTTTTAGATGTTGATTATGAAACAACACGAGATAAATAAATTAAATAATTTTATTGGTGGTTTTTATATAAACAAAAGTGCCTGTAAAAAATTAATAAAAGTTTTCGAAGACAATCAAGACATTTCGGTCAAAGGAATGTCTTATGGAAAAAATAATAAATCGACTGTTAATAAAAAAATGAAAGCTTCAACAGATCTTTGTTTAACTCCAAGTCCAATTTATGGTTATTATTTTAACGAATTACAAAAATGTTTAAAAGAATATATAAAACAATATCCTTCAGTTGATTTATTACCTCGTTTTAGAATAATAGAAAATTGTAATATACAAAAATATAAAAAAAATGAAGGATTTTTTAAATGGCATTTTGAAAGAGGACATGGATTTACTTTAAAAAGAGTACTAGTTTGGATGACGTATTTAAATACAGTTGAAGATGGTGGACAAACAGAATTTAAACATCAAAAATTAAAAATAAAACCAGAAGAAGGTCTTACTTTAATTTGGCCATCTGATTGGACACATACACACCGAGGGATTACTTCTAAAACAGAAACTAAATATATTATAACTGGTTGGTACAATTTAGATTTTAATGATAATTAAAGAATGTATAAATTTTTTAAGCAATAATAGTAAATCAAATATTGATAGTATTATGGCAGATTCAAATTTTCCTTATTACATGAGTTCTTCTCATCAAGAAAATTTAGAGTATCCTTATTTATCACACATAGTATTAAAAAGACCGGAAGAAAGAAACCATAAAGATTTTAATTCTCCTTATGCAAATTTATTTTTAAATATTTTAAAAGAGTTTGAAAATAAAAATAATATTAAAGTAAATCAACTTTTAAGAATTGCAGTAAATCTAACTTTTAATTTTGGTAAAAAAAATTCTTTTACACACAAAGATCATGAATTTGATCATAAACAATTAATTATTTATTTAAACGATTGTGATAAAAATGCAAAAACCGTTATTTTAAATAATAATAAAAAAATAATTAAAAAAATTACTCCAAAAAAATTTAAAGGTGTATTGTTTGATAGTTGTCATCATTATATGATTTATCCTAAAAAAGGATACAGAGTAATAGCGGTATATACTTTTACATGATTATACAAAAACACATAGAAAAACAAGTTCCTCAAGACTATATGTTCATAGAAGGCACTATAGATATAGATGCAAATTATTTTATTAATAGAATTAAAAAAGGTTTTTTAAGAGAAGACAATAACAATCACCACACTTTCGTTAAAGATAAAATGACTTCATGGAGTTATTTTAATCAAGACGAAAAATTCTTAAAAATATTAAATAAATTTATTTTTTATATTGATAAAAACATATCCTTACCAGCTTATCGTTTAAGTGAATCATGGGGATATAATATAAGCACAGAAAACCAAACATCAGAACATGACCATAGACCACACATATGGTCTGGTGTTTTATATTTAAATAAACATAATCAAACGCTAGATTTTAGAGAAATATCTAAAAAAGTAAAACCTGAAAAAGGAAAGTTTGCTTTATTTTCTGGTTTTTTAAAACATCAATCCTTAACCCATTATGAAAAAGACAGCAAATGGGGGATAAGTTTTAACATGGGCACTTCTATAACATATGAAAATAATAGATAACTTTATAAATCAAGAGTCTTTTAATAAACTAAAAGATACTATGTATGATAATGGTGATTCATTCCCATGGTATCATTGTCATTATAAAAATTTTAAAGGAGATGGCATGTCTCAATTCGTACATATGTTTTTTACGCCATATAATTATTGTTCTGACTTTCACCCTTTAATACACCCTATTCTTGATAAATTAAATGCCACAGCTTTAATAAAAATAAAAGCTAATTTAACTATGAAAACTCAAAAACCTCACGTATGTGATTTTCACACAGATGTTGTGGATTATTATAAACATTCAAAAACTGCTGTTTTTTATATAAACAATAATAATGGTTATACTTTATTTAAAAAAGGTAAGAAAAAAATTGAAAGCGTAGAAAATAGAATAGTTATTTTTGATGCAAAACAAGAACATACTACAGTTACTCAGACAGATACCAATATTCGAATTGTACTTAACTTAAATTTTTACAATTGATCTATGTTTTAGACTGAAATATAATACTACAAAAAAATTAAAAACCATATATAGTCTGATATTATGCTACAAAAATTAGGATTTTTACCAGGTTTTAATAAACAAGTTACATCTACTGGAGCCGAATCTCAATGGACAGGAGGAGAAAATGTACGTTTTAGATATGGTACTCCAGAAAAAATAGGTGGTTGGTCTCAATTAGGAGATAGTAAATTAACTGGTGCAGCTAGAGGTTTGCATCACATGGTTAATAAAGATGGTATTAAATATGCAATTATTGGAACTAATAGAATATTGTATGCTTATTCTGGACAAGTATACTATGACATACACCCTTTAGTTAATCCATTAGGAACAGCTATTACAAATGCATTTAGCACGACTAACGGATCACCGATCGTAACTATTACATTTGGTAGTGCACATAGTTTTGAAGCTGGAGACATTATATTATTTGGTGAAACAAGTACGTTTAGCGCTATTACAGGTTCTAATTTTGGTGCTGCAGATTTTTGTGATAAAAAATTTATGGTAACAAGCATACCCTCTGCTACTACTATAACTATTACAATGGATGGTAATGAAGGAGGGGCAGGAGCTACAACTTCTGGAGGCATAACTTTTTTTCAATATTATCATGTAGGTCCAGCAGAACAAGTTGGGGTTTTTGGATGGGGTATATCTCAATGGGGTGGAACATCAACTGCACCTCAAACAACAACTTTGAATGGTGCATTATTAAATGACGCTAATGGTACTGGTGGATCAGGAACTAGTATTACATTAACATCCACACTTAATTTTCCAACAACAGGA